AAACCGTGAGACGACTATTGAGTGAAACATCGTTACCAACAAATAAACGTTGATTGAATGAAACATCGCTGTAAACCGTCAATCTGCTATTGAGAGAAACATCATTACCAACAAATAAGCGTTTATTGAATGAAACGTCGCTGTAAACCGTGAGACGACTATTGAGAGAAACATCATTTCCAACAAATAACCGTTGATTGAACGAAACATCGCTGTAAACTGTGAGACGACTATTGAGAGAAACATCATTACCAACAAATAAACGTTGGTTGAATGAAACATCACTGTAAACTGTGAGACGACTATTAAGTGAAACATCGTTACCTACAAATAAACGTTGGTTGAATGAAACATCGCTGTAAACCGTGAGACGACTATTGAGTGAAACATCGTTACCAACAAATAAACGTTGATTGAATGAAACATCGCTGTAAACCGTCAATCTGCTATTGAGAGAAACATCATTACCAACAAATAAACGTTGATTGAATGAAACATCGCTGTAAACCGTCAATCTGCTATTGAGAGAAACATCATTACCAACAAATAAACGTTGATTGAATGAAACATCGCTGTAAACCGTGAGACGACTATTGAGTGAAACATCATTACCTACAAATAAGCGTTGATTAAAGGATACATCACTATAAACCGTCAATCTGCTGTTCAATGAAACATCGTTACCAACAAATAAACGTTGATTAAAAGATACATCACTATAAACAGTAAGACGACTATTGAGAGAAACATCACCACCTACGAACAATCGTGTATTAAAGGAAACATCATTTATTACTGTGAGACGACTGTTGAGAGAAACATCTCCACCGACAAATAAGCGTGTATTAAAGGAAACATCATTTATTACTGTGAGACGACTATTGAGTGAAACATCTCCACCTACGAACAAGCGTTGATTAAAGGATACATCACTATAAACAGTCAATCTGCTATTCAATGAAACATCATTACCAACAAATAAACGTTGATTGAAAGAAACATCGCCACCAACAACTGTAAATTTACCATTAAATGACACATCCCCTACAGTTCCATCCATTACAATACTGTAATCAAGTGTTGAAATTATAGTATCTATTTGAATATTGGGATTTACTGTATTAGATACGAAAATCATACCAATAGGACTTGGATATACTCCATATGCAAGGTTACATTCTGTAATTGTAACATAATCTCCAAATGCGGACATAGAAACAGATGTCCATTGAGCTCCAAAAAATCCTATTTGAGCCATTGTAGTCCAACTTACACCATAGTTAGATGATGATGTATAACAGCCCATACCAATACCATTTGTATTCGATACTGCAATTTGATATTGTCCGTCATATGTCATTGCTATAGATGACCATATACCATAAGTTATATTGTTGTTCTGTATAATATATTGTGTCCAGGTAAATCCATAATCTGACGAATAATAAATACCAGAATTAGGGGCTGTATTTATGTTATTACCAACTATGCTTTGATATTGACCTGAATATGATATTGCAATACCAGTATATTTAAGGCTTCCATTTATTCCAGTAGCTTGATACCAATAGCTACCAAAGTCTTGTGAATAATAAACACAATTTACTCCATTTTGCACTCCACTAACAGTTATATATTTTCCATTTGATGATACACTAATTGCATACCAGCTGCTACAATTTGGTGCATTATTTAAAACATACCATGAAAAGCCATAATCATTTGAATAATTAATGTAACCATTACCATTTTGCACATAACACGTATACATTTTTTTTCCAGAAGATGTTATTGCTGTATAGTTTGAAGGATAACTAGATAGAGTCCAAGTTTTTCCAAAATCATTTGAAATATAAATATTTGAATTTCCTGCTTGATTAATAGTTTGGTATTTTCCGTTTTGGGATATAGCAACAAATAATTTTCCGTAGGGAGGGGCATTCGAATTAATCCAGGTTGTCCCGTAATCACTAGATATGTATGCATAGCCTTTATTAGCACCTGCAATTTGGTATTGCCCAGTAGAAGAAACCGCTACGGAATTCCATCCGTGAGAGGTAGTATTTCCATCTAGATGTTGTGCAATCGTTCCATCATCGGGGGTATCATTACCCTGGGTTTGACCTACTTGTACAAATAATCTTGCAAATATAGAATCAAAATTTGTAGGATACGTACCATTAACATTTACTATTAATGGTGTATCGTAAGTAAAAAATAATCTATTGTTGTAAATAGTTGTTTCATTCAATAGTGTATTTCCTTGAGTAAACAAATCACTATTAAAAGATACATCGCCACCTACAAATAAACGGCCATTAAGTGATGTGTCACTGTATACCGTAAGCCTACTATTCAAGGAAACATCGCCACCTACAAATAATCGATTGTTCAATGATACATCACTATAAACCGTAAGACGGCTATTTAATGAAATATCGCCACCAATAAACAATCGGCTATTCAAAGAAACATCACTATAAACTGTGAGACGGCTATTCAATGAAACATCGCTACCAACCATTAAACGTTGACATAATGATACATCACTGTAAACTGTTAATCTATAATTTAGTGATACGTCTTCATTAACGGTAAAAGTATAGTTATTAGTAGTAGTAGTATTAATAATATTCATACGAGAATACTGTTGTACTGATAATCTTCCTAATATTATTGTATCACAACCAATAACGACATTACCATTTAATGATACGTCTCCATTTACAAATAAGCGTTGATTAATAGAGACATCTCCACCTACAAAAAGTCGGTTATTCAAAGAAACATCGCTGTAAACTGTGAGACGGCTATTAAGTGAAACATCGCCACCTACAAATAATCTATTATTCAATGATACATCGCTGTAAACCGTGAGACGACTGTTCAATGAAACATCGCTACTCACAAATAATCGATTATTTAATATTGTATCACTATTTACTACAAGTCTGCTATTAAATGATACATCGCCGCCTACAAATAATCGATTGTTCAATGAAACATCACTGTAAACAGTTAATCGACTATTAAGTGACACATCCCCACCTACAAATATACGTTTATTTAATGAAACATCACTGTAAACAGTTAACCTACTATTGAGTGAAACATCACCTCCTACAATTAATCTATTATTTAATGATAAATCCTGATTCACAATTAGATTATTGTTTAATAATACATCGCCCAATACAAATAACTGTTGATTCATTAAAACATCACTGTATACCGTTAGACGACTGTTGAATAATACATCTCCTCCGACAAATAATCGCTGATTGAATGAAACGTCACTATAAATCGTTAATCGACTATTGAATGATACATCTCCTCCTACAAAAAGACGTTTATTCAGTAACACATCGCTGTAAACAGTTAATCGACTATTTAGTGAAACATCGCCCCCTACAATTAATCTATTATTTAATGATAAATCCCGATTTACTATTAGATTATTGTTTAATAATACATCGCCCCATACAAATAACCGTTGATTCATTGAAACATCGCTGTATACCATTATACGACTATTGAATAATACGTCTCCACCGACAAATAATCGCTCATTCATTTTAACATCGCTATAAACGTATAATCGACTGTTCATTGAAAAATCTCCCCCAATAAATAATCTATTATTCAAAGAAATATCACCATTAACAGTTAGACGGCTATTGAATGATACATCTCCACCTACAAATAATCTATTATTCAATGACACATCGCTATAAACAATTAGACGACTATTTAATAGAGTATCACCACCTATAAATACTCGATTGTTCATAGAAACATCACTGTATACAGTGAGTCGACTATTGAGTGATACATCCCCTCCTACAAATAATCGTTGGTTAAATGATACGTCACTATCTACTGTCAAACGGCTATTGAGCGATACATCCCCACCTACAAATAGTTTACTATTGAATGATACGTCGCTATCTACTGTCAATCGGCGGTTGAATGATACATCACCTACAACAAATAATCTGCTATTTAAAATATTATCACCATATACTGTCAAATTTCTATTTAAGGAAGCGTCTCCTATTACAAATAGCCGATTATTTATAACAGTATCATTATTAACTGTTAAATTAGTATTTAACGAAGTGTTATGACCTACAATTAACTGTTGGTTTAATATGGTATTACCATTTACGTTAAAATTAGAATTAATTTGTCCAACATTGTTCACAAATAACCCACCCAAAAATAATCTTTCGTTCATTGTTACATCATCAATAACATTTAAATGACTATTAATTAATACATCTCCTCCTACAACTAAATTTTGATTTAAAGATACATCGCTATAAACCGTGAGGCGGCTATTGAGTGATACATCTCCTCCTACAAATAACCGTTGATTCATTGAAACATCGCTATCAACTGTTAGACGACTATTTAATAATGTGTCTCCATCTACAAATAATCGCTCATTGAATGCTACATCGCTATCAACTGTGAGTCGACTATTCAACATTGTGTCTCCTCCTATAAATAATCGCTCATTGAATGAAACATCGCTATCAACCGTGAGGCGACTATTGAATGATACATCTCCTCCTACAAATAATCGCCCATTGAATGATACATCACTATAAACAGTGAGACAGCTATTGAGTGAAACATCGCCACCTACAAAAAGTCGTTGGTTTAATGATACATCGCTATAAACTGTTAGGCGGCTATTGAGTGATACATCTCCTCCTACAAATAATCGCTCATTGAATGACACATCGCCGCTAACAATCAGATTACTTAATAAAGCATCTCCGGAAATAATTAAACGTTTATTTAATACTGCATCTCCACCGACAAATAATCGCTGGTTAAATGATACATCGCTATAAACTGTGAGACGACTGTTGAGTGAAACATCATTACCAACAAATAAACGTTGATTTAAGGATACATCACTGTAAACTGTGAGACGACTATTGAGTGAAACATCGTTGCCAACAAACAACCTTTTGTTTAAGGATACATCGCTATAAACTATGAGACGACTATTGAGCGAAACATCCCCACCTACAAACAATCGTTGATTGAAGGAAACATCGCTATAAACTGTCAGACGGCTATTGAGTGAAACATCCCCTCCTACAAATAAACGTTGATTGAAGGACACATCGCTATCAACTGTGAGACGACTATTGAGAGAAACATCCCCACCTACAAATAATCGGCTGTTTAATGATACATCACTATAAACAGTGAGTCGGCTATTGAATGATGCATCACCACCTACAAATAATCGACTATTTAATGATAAATCACCATTCATTAATAGTCCATTATTCATTGTAACGATTCCTCTGAATAAACTACCTTTATTTACTACCAAATTACCATTCAATAATGTATTTCCTACTGTATATAATTGCTGTTCTATTCTCACATTTCCATTTGCTAATAGATTTGTATTTGTAGTAATACTACTTTCTACTACCAATTGCGAATTTATTTTAACATCACCTAGTACTGATAGACGATTATTTAAATTTAAATCACCAAAACTACTGATTCCACTACCATTTCCTGGTGTTCCAGGTATTCCAGGTATTCCAGGTGGTCCTGCAGGACCTGTTGCACCAGTCAATGTTGCAGATCCTGCAGGTCCAGTATATCCGTAAGGTCCTGTTGCACCAGTAGAACCACTTGGTCCTGTTGCACCAGTATTTGTTGCTGTACCAGCTGGTCCAGTATAACCATAAGGACCAGTATTACCTGTATATCCGGTAGTTCCAACTGGACCTCTAAATAGACAATAAAATGAGATGTTATTTATGCTAGAATTTATTTTGCTCAGACTAAAATAAGCATTGCTATTCAAAAATGAATCAGTTCTATTAATTATACCGTTCGTTAATAAAACATTGTTATTGAAAAAACTTATATTTGTTGCTGTTACATACATTGAATATACATCTGTCGAAAATATCTGGTTCTCAATATTTATTTGATTACTACCATTTTTTATATTAATATTTCCATACTGATCAAAATTAAACCCAAAATACATAGAATTACCATTATCATAGGTTAGTCCAATTGATGTTGCAGCGTATAATTCACCCACTGAGAATGATAAATAACATTCAATGTATGATTCTGATGTAATAATAATATCTGTATTACCTGAATTTGCTATTTTAACAATTGAATTGCCTACTGGATAATTTATGGAATCACTACTATTCGTAATATTTTTTAAATTGAATAATGATGGACCATTCGTACCGGTGGGTCCAGTCGGACCTGCAATACCAACAACTCCGGTTCCACCTACTGTAATAGTATTTGTTGCATTTACTGGTACATTAAATCGAGTAGGTTTACCATTGTTAGCACTTATTTGCATAAAACTTCGTAATGCGGTATAATCACTCGAAGACATTACTTATATATAAACTATCTATTTTTTTATGTGGGCCCTACGGTTCTCCTTTGATATTATTATGTAAAACAATAATAAGTATTGCTTATGGAGAACCTAGATTTAGATATTCATAATTATAATTTTCGTGATCTAGAACGTTTTTTTAAACTAAAACCTAATTCAAAATATACTGCTAGTGATATTGAATTAAAATCGTATCAAATTCGCGAACAGTTGTTAAATAGTGGTCATATTAACAAGCGCTTTAAACGTGATTTAATCGAATTTTTAAATTTAGCTAAGGATTGGCTTATTCACGTAAAGTGTAATACTACGAAAATAGCTAATAAACCCACCACTATTCCAAAAGATTGGAAATTAGATAGTATTGACGCTCCATTATCCAAAGAACCTCATAGTCGTACCGAAGAATTAGTAAACCGACCTGATACCCAATTTATTTATTCGAATAACAGTGATTTTTTTCCTGGGGTAATCAATCCACTTAATACACGTATCATTACAAAATGTCTTAACATAGATACGCGCTACCGCGAGAACCTATACACCACACAAAGTTCAGATTTTACTATGCAATTACCTATGAAACTTAGCAAGATTGTTTCTATGCAACTTTCTTCGATTGAATTACCTGTCTCTTTTTATAGTATTTCTTCCAGTTTAGGTAATAATTTTCTATTTATTAATGTAAATTATAATTCTTTTGATTTGACTCAAACAGGTGTCGTAGATATAATTACTGTTTCTATTCCGGATGGTAACTACAATGCCAATGATTTTATCGATGTGATTAATAGAGAACTTTGCCCACGTAATGAGGATGGATCTATTATCAATGAAACCGCAATATCCTCTTATATACAACTTTCACTTGATCTTACCCCTAGTGGCTCTGGAACCGGAAAGGTTACAATACAGGCTATTGGAGAACGTGCAGAATTTATTAACTTTTTTGATCTTGATTTTACCCGAAATATTGTTGGCGCAACAGATACTATCAATCTAACCTCAAAAATAGGTTGGAATTTGGGATTTATTAAACCACAATATACGAATTGTAAAAAATATGTTGCTGATACGGTGATAGAACCTGCCGGTATACGTTATATCTATTTAGCTGTAGATGATTATAACAATAGCTCTAATAATCATTTTCTAAGTGTTTTTAATAATTCGATGATGAATCCTAATATTCTGGCCAGAATATCATTGAAAGGTTCCTATTTTAGTTTAATTATGGAAAACGATTTTAACATTGTTAGCGAACCTCGCCGGTATTTTGGACCAGTAGATATTCAACGTTTACGTATACGCCTTTTCGATGAACAAGGCAGGGTTCTCCCAATGAACAATTCGAACTTCTCTTTCTGTTTGGATTTTAAAATGTTATATGACCTATAAATTTAACTATTCATATAATAAATGCCTACTGGAACTAGCCCCCCTATAGTACCAAATCAATATCCAGTAGTCGGCGTTCATTCGGGTGTTTATTATACAATTACTGCTATGGGTGGATATAATATTAATCAAAATTTTCAACCTATTGTTCTCGGTGCATTTAATCCAATTAATAAATTTGATATTACAAATGCACTTCAGGTACAATTTAGTGTTAATAAGTTTAATAATAAACTCGGTACGTATAATGCTCTTTTAAATCGTTTTAACAATGATACTATTACATTAACTGCTGCTGAATTTGTTGCAGGTATGACTGCTAATCAAGTAATTAGCTTAGGAACCTACCGGACATTATACAGTGATTTTGATAATTATGTTAATAATTATTTTTCCTATGCAGGTGGATTTTCATCCTTGTTTGCTTCTGTACCTTCATTTGATTATAATAATGGTATTTTTGATGCAAATGCATTTATTGCACTTATAAATGAACAACCTGTTAATAATATTCCACAAATTACAGGAACCATTACTATTTATAATGTGAATAATTTAATACAATATGCAGTAGATCAGAATGTTTTTGGAAATCGACCTAATAAAATTATTGATACTCAAAATACAAGTGATCCTACAGCAAATAGTATTTCTAATGGATTTAAAGACGGTGATCTTATCTTAGTTCCAGCTGGTACTACTATTACTTTAAATTTGGAAATTGATTTAGGTTCATCCAATATACCCACTTCAGGTCTTAACCAAATTAGTTCTTCTACAACCTTGTATGGTAATCATAATTATACAGTATCTACTACAGCAGCTTTGAATCAAATACATCGTGTTTTAACAGCTCCGTTACTGTTTGAACTCAAAAATTAAGGGAAACATTGGTTTCCCTTAAGATCCCATCCTTTTATTTGTTATAACTTAGCGAAAAAAACCAAGGGGGCGCCGCAGGCGCCCAAGGTTGAGAACCCTATATGGGTTCTCTGACCCTGCTTAAAAAATCTTTGAATAATATAGTTCTTATGTCAACTTATTATTTAACACCGAATAATATTGATCCAACCACCAATGCTTATACTGGTTTGGCCTATGTCTTTGATAGTTCCGGTGGTTTTGCTGTTGATCAATCATTCCCACAAATTAATTTAAATACTTATTCTCCTATAGCACAATATGATGTTACAGAAGCAATACAAATAAAATTCAGTGTTCGTACCTTGAATAATAAAATTGGTGTTATTAAAGATCTAAGTAATGATGCTGTTCTTGAAGTTCTCTATTTTGATGTTACTAATGATATTTTAACGGATGTGGATGGTAATATTACTGATTCTGTAACTGTTAGTTCATTGGATTTTTTACAGGGTGTCAAAGTTTCTAATATTGTTTCTATGGGAAAAATGAGTTCCCTTTATAGCGACTTTAATTATACTGTTATGGAATATTTTGGTGCTCCCTATGGGTTCTCTACTGTATTTGCTAATGCTACAGATTTTAATGCTAATGATGGTATTTTTGATTCAACCGCATTTATTAATTTGATCAATGGAATTACATTTGATGGTATTACAGGTTCTGTTATCTCTGATATTTCTGGTCATTTTACTGTCAATGATTTAAATAAACATCTTCGATTTATTTGTGGAACCAATGTGTTTGGTAATCGTGATCCTGACGGTAATTATGGTGTTCCTAATGGATTTATGGCGGGAGATTTGATATATATACCTAATGGAATTAATATTACGCTATCTGTAGCTGTGGAACCAGAACCTTATTCACCACCAGATAATGTTGGACCTACTAATTTACACTCGGTTGATAGTATGGTTAATTTTTCAGAACCACAATATAATATCCATAAGGTAACCACATCCACCATAACAAATATTACCCAATCTTATTCCGTACCTATTTTAATCGTAGTTGATAATGAAGACAATTTTAATCCTGCTACTTATGGTACCGGTTGGATAGATATTGGGTTTGATTCTACTCCTTCTTCTGAAGGTGGACCCTATTCTCTTGGACCTCAACAATGGTTAAGTATTGCAATGTCATCTCTAGGTACATATCAGAGTGCAGTTAATCAACAAGGTGATATTTATATTTCACAGGATTATGGGATTAGTTGGTATTTAATTAATACAATTAATCCTTCACCGGTTATATCTATAGGTATCTCACAAGATGGTAAATATCAAACAGTTTCGGATGGGTTAACTGTTTTTATATGCAGTGACTATGGTGTTACTTGGGATCAAGCGCTTAGTTTCGATGGAAAAGGTAATGTTTTTGTATCTGTTTCTTTATGTGGTAAATACCAATCGGTATTATCTTGCGGTGATACTCTTTATAATTCCATTGATTATGGTATAACTTGGAATCCAATAGATCCTATTTTAAATACAAACATCCGAGACCTTTATAGTTCTATTCAAGCTTTTCCTACGGGGTCTATGGCTATGTCATTTACTGGAAAATATCAAAGTATTGCTTGTGAAAATATTTGGCTATCGTCTGATTATGGAGTAAATTGGAAAATCGCAGATATTCCACATCCTATCGGTGTTGATCAAGATTTTAATGACCGTAACTGGGATGGCATATCTATATCTAGTGATGGAAGAATACAGTCTGCTACAGATAGTGGTGGATTTATTTATATTTCTCACGATCATGGACATACTTGGTCTACTGCTGATACGACTTCTACTGGAAATAGAACTTGGCAATCTATAGCTATTAGCGCCAATGCTAATTATCAAACAGCTTTAGATATTGATGGTAATATTTTTATTTCACTCGATTATGGTGCAACTTGGGCCCTAACCACTGATGCAAATACATATGGTAGACAATGGCAAGGAATTGCTGTTTCTGCAAATGGACAGTACCAAACTGCGATTGAATACGGTGGTAGTATTTGGGCTTCTAATTTAGTTTAGTATTTTACTACTTTATTATATATTTATTTAGAAATATATAATATATAATGCCTTATGCTTTAAGAAAAATGAATAATAAAACTTGTTATCGTGTTTATAAACCAAAATCTAAAAAAGGTTCTCGCAAAATATTTTCCAAATGCGCTACCAAAGCCAATGCATTAAAACAATTACGTCTATTACGTGCTTTACAATATAATAAAAATTTTGTATTTAGAGGGAGAACCCGTAAAAATAGAAAATCATAGGTTCTCTATTCTTTATCTACAATTACTTCTTTAGATATATTTTTAATAATTTTATCACGGGTTCTCTCATCTCCTTGTAATGTTTGTAAATAGATTTTATCTTTTAATATATTATTTGGGGCTGGACATTTTTTTGGACATTTATTTTTGTCCATTTTCAAAAACCTCGGTCGACTTTCTTACACGTTTTATCAATTTTAGAATAAATTAAAAAGAGTACTTAAAGAAATTTCGACTTTTGATTTCTAGAATATGTAAAAATAGTATAAAAATAAATATTATTATTAGGTATGATTGAACTAAGTGCCGAACAGGCCACAATTTTAACACATATAAAAAATGGTAAAAATGTAGTGGTAGATTCTTGCGCAGGTACTGGTAAAACAACATTAATTTTATCTGTTGCCAAAGCACTTTCCGATAAAAAGTTACTGCAAATGACCTACAATTCTATGCTTAGATATGAAGTGAAAGATCGTGTGAAACGTTCTCAAATTAACAATATGAAGGTACATACCTTCCATAGTTTGGCCGTAAAATATTATTTACCTACTGCCTTTACTGACACCGGAATACGTTATATATTGTTAAAAGATTTACCACCTGTTTCCCCCTTACCCCGTTTCGATGTATTTGTTCTCGATGAAGCCCAAGATATGACGTTTATTTATTACCAATTTATGGCCAAAGTCGCTAGAGACTCAGGTTCTCTAATACAACTATTAATTTTGGGAGATTATATGCAAGGTCTTTATGATTTTAAAGGTGCTGATATACGCTTCTTAACCTTGGCTGATGTTATATGGTCAGGGTTCTCCGGATTGAAAACCCAAGAATTCGAAAAATGTACAATGAAAATGTCTTACCGAATTACCCACCCTATGTGTTCCTTTGTGAATAATGTAATGTTAGGAAGGGATCGGATGGATGCCTGTAAAGATGGAAAACCGGTTACTTATATTCGTAATAATAGACAAAATATGGAGCGTATAGTCGCTGTCGAAATATTAAAATTGTTTGAAGAAGGATACTTACCTTCCGATGTTTTCGTATTAGGCCCATCGGTAAAAGGTGCTAACAGCAATATAAGACAATTAGAGAACATTTTGTCAGAACGTGGGATACCTTGCCACGTACCAATGTTAGAGAACGACAAAATTGATGAACGTGTTATCGATAAAAAGGTGGTTTTTTCCACGTTTCATTGTGTGAAGGGCAGAGAACGTAAAATCGTCTTTGTGTTAGGGTTTGATAATGCTTATTTTCGGTGTTATGCGAGAACCTTACCTAAAGACATATGCCCAAACACCCTCTATGTTGCTGCAACTCGATCTACCGAGCGGCTTTATTTACTAGAAAGTGATAGTTATCGGGGAGATCGTCCACTAGAATTCTTGCAAATGTCACATATTGAGATGAAACAACAGGATTTTATACAATTTAAAGGCCAACATCAAACACTCTTTGTGAATGATGAAGAAGAAAAAGAAAAAAGTTCTCTTTTAATCACAAAACATTTATTAACTCCAACAGAATTAATTAAATTTATTCCTGAATTTGTTATGGAAGAGATTTCTCTTTTGTTAGATAACATATTTATTAAAGAGAGTGGAGAACCTGAAGATTTGGAAATACCTAGTGTTATAGAGACAAAACGCGGCTTTTTTGAGGAAGTAAGTGATTTGAATGGTATTGCTATTCCCTGTATCTATTATGATCATTTACAAGGTTCTCATCCTCCGTCGATTTTTCCTACGGAAAAATCTATGGAGGATCTAGGAAATAATAATAATTCGAATATATTATTAAGATTGATTGAAGAGAACCTAGAAACAATGCGTTCGAATGAACATCAATATTTAAAAGAAATTGTTAAAACATTACCAGAGAACCCAGAGACCCCTTCTGATTATCTATTTTTGGCGAATATTAGTGTGGCTGTACAGGAAACTCTTTATTTTAAACTAAAACAAATTGATCGTGACGAATATAACTGGTTAACGGATAGTGTTTTGGCCGAATGCAAGTCGCGATTAGATACAATTATAGGTCCAGATTGTTCAGAATTTGATGTGGAGGAAACTATTATTCATAGCTCAGACGATGATGCACATAAAAATATCGATGAATTTTTAAAACAACATTTTGATCCAAATATACAATTTCGGTTTACTGCTCGGGTAGATTTAATCTCTGATTCGACAGTATGGGAACTGAAATGCACCAGTAAAATATCTATTGATCATCAATTACAAGTGGCTATTTACGCTTGGTTATGGAAAATGCGTAATCGAGAACCTGTTGAAAAACAATTTCGAATTTTTAATATCCGAACTAAAGAACTTTTGAGTTTAAATGCCACATTAGAGGATTTAAACACAATTATTGTAGCCTTATTAAAAGGTAAATTTCAAAAGAAGGAAATGAAATCTGATGAAGAATTTATAAACGATTGTAGGAAAACGTAGATGGCAAAGCCATCAGAGCGTTTCCTAGATTCTCCGTAGATTTTAAGCGTCGGTAGAAGCAGGCACTTCATCAATAGGTTCAAGAGCAGGTACTTCATCCATAGGCTCAGGAGCAGGGGGTTGCTGAACAAATTTCTGGATGCACTCAAAAATCTTGGCTGATTCGGCAATGCTAAATGTCCCTCGTTTTTGGGCAACATTTAAAAAGGAAACAATTACATTGAGAGCAATGTTCTCGTCATTAATCATTACATCAATAAGACGGACTTCTTGTTGAGGAGGCATTGAAGGTACAGAATCTTGGGTAGGATCCATTATATATGTAATTTGTAGAATATTATACGAATATTTTAACGCTTTTTCGATTTTTTCTTTTTACATCGATGGGTTTTCTTATTTCTTCGAGAACCTTTCTTACATTTTCTACGTTTCATAGTTGTTTTTTTTGTTTCTAAAGATGTTTTTACTATTGATTTGAAATCGGGTGATTCATTTATTGTGCTAACCACAGCAACTACAGGTTTTGCATCTTCTACATTTTCTGGTTTTTTCTCTATAATTACCGGATTATTTGGTTTTTCCTCTAAATTAGCTACTGTACCTATTACTTCTTCAATCGGTTCTATCATCACTTCGTCATTTTTAGTTTTTTCCATAAAAAAAATATACAATATATACATTATTACTACAAATTCCCTACATACGACTCTATTTTTTATACATAAGAAGGTGTTAGTCGTATTTGTCACGGCAAATAGGGCAAATATCACATCTATCGTAGCAATCACCACAAATATAATGACAACAACCTGGAGCTACCAATTCTTCACTCTTAATACATTCGTAACAAACAGGGCATTCGTCTTTTTTACCAAGTTCCTTATAAAGTTCCTTGATTTTCGCTTCCATTTTATAGATAGTTGTACGTATTTTAAGAATGGACTCTACTTTTGAGTCGCTCAAACGTTTTTTCAATTCTTTAATTTTATTTGCTCGAGTAGTGTTGATATAATTAAGGTCAAATATGGCTTCAGTGAGAATCGTGTTTTCACCTTCGAGGAAGATGCATCTATCTCGAATTTGCTCGTCTGTTTTCTTTTTGGAGGGATAGGGAAGGTAAGATTTGTAATAACAAACTATAATTCTTGCACTAAGTTTAAGTTTACCTTGATCTGTTTTGACAACGCTACCTATAGATGTATAGGAAACTATAACACCGTGAGACTTCATAATATATTTATCAAAATACGCCTGGAATTTGCCCGAAAAATCGTGGATTTCTGGAATTTCTTGGTCACCTTGCACAACTGCACCTGGTTGGCGTAAACCTGTAATAGGATCAGTATGAGGATCAATAGTATAAATAACACTTTTTGCTGGTACTTTTAATTGATACTGATGAACACTGGAGGATTTATTTTTAGTTAAACTTTCCAATGACCATTCTTTCAGGTCAGGATAATAGAGATCACAGGTACTACCCATAAATTCTCCAAAACATAATTTGAACTGTTGATCACGGGTAAGCTTTGGCATTGTAAATGATGTTGATTGATTTAATATCATCATCATTTTGTAGAAATTTAGTTCAATTTTGTAGTAAGAGAGCCGAAGACTGAAAGCCCTTCTTAGGAATCGTAGGTTCCCTTGCGAACCCTCACTCATCATTCGTCTGCACGCACTACATCTATGAATGATGTAGGTTTTTCTATTATTATAATAATCCTTTACTCCTTAGGTTTTTCTGTTCCCCTATTTCTACTAGTTGATCATAAGTAAGAATTTTGTCTCGAATTAAAATATCAGCACCTTCATAAATCATAAGTTGTGAATTGCGTATAATATCTTCGGCATAAGCATAAGCCTCACTAATAATAGTAGCCACTTCAGAATCAATCATTTCCTTATATTTTTCACTCTTACTCGGATAAATTAATTGTTCACCCATCCCATAATAACATACCATTTTCTCTGCCAATTTCAAGGCTTCTTCAAAATCATTGATAGCACCAGTCGTAACAGAAACATCATAGAATACCTCCTCGGCAATGCGACCTGCTAATAAAATAGCCAGATGTTCAAATAGTGCTTCTCGAGTGAAGAATTGAGTATCATTGTTCTCGAATATGGTATATGCAGGGGATTTTGGTGATGATAAATTAATAATGACTTTGGTCATTTTAGAATGATGTTTTGAGTAGAGTCCGACCACCGCATGGCCAAGTTCATGGATAGCGATTTGTTCAATCATATTTGTTGTAAATTGGTGCTCGGTGGGTTGCCAACCACCAAGAATCTTATTGATAACTTCTTCCAAATCATCTTTAGTATACTGATTTCGATCGTAACGAAGACAATGTAACATAGCTTCATTCAGTAGGTTCTCAATTTGTGCACCAGAGAACCCATTGGTAATATCAACCACATCGTCCATAACGACAGATTTATCGTGGGGTTTACCTTTACTATGAATATTCAAAATTGCTTTTCGAGTAGTCGTATCAGGATTTCCAATAAAAATGCGCTTATCAATACGTCCTGGTCTTGTTAATGCGTTATCTAACAAGTCTGCACGATTTGTCGCACCAATAAGGAAAACCCCTTTGTTTTCTTTAAAACCGTCAAGAGCAATTAGGAGTTCATTCAGAGTAGAATCACGTTCATTTCCTGAGGCGTCACCGTCTTTCGAACGCTGGCGTCCTAGAGCATCAATCTCATCAATAAAAATAATACAGGGCACATTTTCTTTGGCGAGTTTGAAAAGTTCTCTAATACGACCAGCACCCACCCCGACATATTTATCTTGAAATTCAGAACCTGATACAGCAATAAATCCGATACCAGCTTCACCTGCTAATGCTTTAGCTAACAGTGTCTTACCATTACCAGGTGGGCCTTCGAATATCATACCTTTGGGAACTCTGACATTATAAGGTTTATATTTTGTATAATTAGATAGGATGTCTAGGCATTGATACAATTCGGTTTTGATATTTTCATATCCACCGACATCCGTAAAATTAATTGGAGAACTTGTGATAACCTCAAAATTATCAGATTTTGTATTTTTAGGCTTAGAACGTTTTCCATAACTTCTAATTTGATTACCATACATATCATAATATTCTTCTTGATTGTTTTTCAAGTTCTCTTCCATATCATCCAAATCTTGTTGATCCTTAGTTGTATCTTCAAAGTTCTTTCCAAATTCTTTTGATAATTCATCAAACATTTTCTTATTAAGAACCACCCGAAATCCCGGTTCAGCATTGGTCATATTTTTAAGAATGGAATAGATCATATCATCATCTTCACTATTAGGTTGGTTATTTAATATTTCCATAGTTTGTAATGTAATATTACGAGAATTCAACCGTTTTAAATAATGTTCGTGGTGACGATGAGAAAGTGGATAATTTCTTCTATAAAAAAATGGTTCTCTAACAGGAAAAGAAAAAAGTGGTTTCGCCATCCATTTTTTGACATTATAAAAAAAACCATTTGCTACTAACACGGGGACCAAAAGGATGAAAAACGTATTCATTACTTAGAATAGCAAAAAGAATTTATATGGTTTACAAAATATATTAAAAAATTGATTTGTATATATAATTACAAATCAATATATAAACAGCAAATATGGAAAGCAAAATGTTCAAGTTTAAGATCAGTGGTATTATGATGTTTCTTGCTGCGTCATTGTGGATTTTAATGTCTAGAAACAGTGAATTAATTAGGGATATTTCGAATGCAATTATAATGACATTCGATCGTATAATGATCTGTGATTACATATCATTATTTATGGTTCTGGGCTACTTATTCTTATTTGCAGGTGTTTTGCCTGTTCTTACTTTTGAAATAAAATTTGGTATAGAATAATAAAAAGGAAATAAATAAAATTTATCATCCGTCGATTTCATTCTTTCCTCAGCAACCGAAGGTTGCAAGGTTGAGAACCCTACGGGTTCTCCGACCGAATCAGCAAAGCTGATTATAGGAAAGGATCTATGTTTCGAGAAGCTGCTTCGCAGCGTATCGAAACGTCCACCGATCGAAGATCGTCTGCGCGCACTACATCTAAGGATGATCTAGGTTAGTAGAAAAAAATGAATACATCTGTTTCCGAATCAGCTTCGCTGATTCGGAAACAGATCTAGGTTTCTATCTGCAAAATCGAAAGTTTGGATTTAGATTAGTAGAAAAAAAAATGAATACAAAATCGAAAGTTTGGATTTACGTGAAATGATAATATAAATAACTATTTTTTTCCTATTTGTTGATGGGTGATACCATAGGTGTAACAACATTTGTTGGTTGATTAGTATTAATTTTTAAAGCAGAATCGCAAGGTTTGATTCCAGCTTTACGTATACAACCACGTTTATGGGCCGCCAAAGCTTTTAAATTGTTAGCAGAAAAGCTTTTACATAAGTCACATTTGAGACCTGGCTTCTGAATAGGTGCAGAATATTTGGTAGACAAAAATTTATCGAGAATAGGAAAACGTATTTCATCGACTTGGGCGAGAACTTTCTTCTGGCTTTCTTTGAATACTTCAATAACAGCATTCTTTTGTGACAAAAAAAGTTGATATTCGTTATTAATAGCATCCATAACGTCTTTGGGGACAGTACAATCATCCCCACCGCCATTTTTAAATTGTCTTATTTTATTCGACAATTGGTCAATAATATCAACAGCAGCCGCAATACTAGATGGATTATATTGGGCTTGATGAACATAGACAATCACATTATTATTATGGATTTCTATTTGATAATTCTTTTTCGTAGAAATACCACTTTGTTGAGATATTAAGATGCCATTACAGTTATGGTCGTCTATAGACAATGTAAACGACTGAACTTCTTCAGCAGTAACATTGGTATCAATGTCGCGATTTTCGATGATAATGTTCGGTCTGCCCTGACGTTTTAAAACAATGAGTCCACCCGCATTGTTTTTCGTCTGAACTTCGGAACTAGAGTAGAGTTTCGTAAGTAAATTCGACAATACTTTGTTGATGTGTTGTTGACAAGTTTGGCTATCTTTGAAGTTATGTAAAGCCTGTGTCAATTCATTCACAATTTTGCTATGTCCATCCTTTATATTCGAGTTAGTGCGTTCTTCACTGGCTGAAATATAAGAATACACCGGTTGCAACATCATAGATGATTTTATTTCAAAGTTGTTGATGAAATCTTTCACAGATTGTTGATCCGACGATTTAATAAGTTCTTGAGTATCTTGATTAATCGTAGCAGCAAAGGTTTGAAGGGCTGTATCGATTTGCGTATTGGTAGTAGGTATAATTTCTTGGAGAATGTTTGTGGTTTTCTCCATTAAAAAACAATTGTTCTTTTCTAGCAGGGGGGCGATTTGATTATGCGTATTAGTCTCTATGATACGTTGAACATCTACCACATATTCATTTTTGGCATTTTCGAATTTGGATAAGATGTCTTGTTTGAGTTCAAATATTTGAGATTGAAATGAATTATCAATACCTTGCAAGACCAATTTTTCAAAAAGATCGATAAAAAGTAAATTCATAGTTTGAAAATCTAATTGTGGATTTTTTTCATAGAATTCTATAATACGTTTATTAGTAATATTCAACCGCTGCATCAAACTAATATATATATATACAATAAAATATAATTTTTATATTTATTAAACTAATTAATTTGTCGAACTTCAACATCAGATGAAGTTTTCATTCACTTCGAAGTGAAGGTTTTGAAAAGCCGACAGGCGGTTCATCCTTTGATAATCCTCTTCGATGATTATCGGCGGATAATGAAAATGTCAATCCACTTTCATCATCATCGAAAAGAAGCTCTCTTACTGATTGTTTATGGTCCATTATATTTCGGATATGTTGGCTTTTTTCGTCAATTATCTGTGAAAAATGATGATTTTTATCTTGCAATAAAATGATGGTATTGGCGTGGTTTTTATATAGCTGGTCTAGTTTACGGTTAAGATCAGAAATCTCATTCTGTAGTTTTGTATGGCTGACCAGTAATTCATTGTATCTGTACTTGACATATGTGTTTTCTAGATTCAAATGTTGCAATAAATTGGTACGTTTCATCAATTTTCAGCTTATACATTAATTTCCTAAATATTTTATAGATTTACTGCTAAAATGCATTGGTATTAATTACAAATTTACAAATGTGGTCACAAAGTAGATTTGTACTTTTACAAATTACAAATAGTACAAATAGTAGTTTTGTAATTACAAATAGTAGTACCATATATGCAGTAAATTAGTTTAGGATGGGATTCATAATTAAATTGGTAAAATATAATCTGCCGGATTAGTATATAACACCCGATGTCTAGTTCGACTGTTGTGCCTCCTGCAGCGCCATTTCACCAATGGCAAAACTTTTACTCCCAACCCAATTCCTACGGTTACAATGATTCATACACCAACCACGAACAACTATTGGTTGGAGTTTCTGGCATTGCTGCACAGACCAAGCAACAAGCTGCCAATGATATCGCCCGTGATATCTTACGTTCAGTAGATCAAAATGGTATGACCAATATGCATTCTACTGAACGCAATGCTGCTATCCTGGCTGCCAATATTGAACGTGCAAGTGCACTCAATCAATCGACTACTGAGCGTGTGAATAGTGAACTCGCCTCCGCTGTGGAACGAAATGGCGCCTTCAATGCCTCCACGACTGAGCGTGTGAATAGTCAACTCGCCACAGCTGTCGAACGCAACGGTGCTAATGTTTTATTAAATACTGAACGTGTTAATTCTCAACTAGCTTCCGCTATTGATCGCAACGGCTCTCAAAATATGTCTACAACCGAGCGTGTTAACAGTCAGCTCGCTACTGCGGTAGAACGCAACGGCTTTAATGCTATGGCGACTACCGAACGTGTAAATTCTCAACTTGCTACTGCGATTGAACGTAATGGTGCTAATAACAATTCTGCCATTGAACGTACTGCAGGTGAAGCGCGATTAACAACTGTCGTCACTGATGCTACTAGTCGCCAGTTTGCTAACGATAGCGCCCGTGATGTTACCAAAGCGGTAGATTCCAATGGACTTTTAAATCTTAATGCCACCAAAGACACATTTGCTTCCTTATTGAGTTCCATTGAGCGCAACGCAGGTGAAAACCGTGTCCAGACGTTGACATCTTCCGGCATCTTAGGAACAGCACTTACCGATGTTCGTCATAGTGTCCTGAACGATGTAAATCGCGGTAACAATTCTATTCTAGAAGGTATGTCTAATAGTACCAATAATATTATTAAAGCAACCAATGATGCAGCTTGGGAACAAAGAACCGCTGCTAATATGAATTTTAAGAACGTAGCTGAGGAGCAATTGCGAATCAAGCACGATGTTACTAGGACTGTAACCGATTCTTATGCTTCTCTTCTCTTGGAACAACAAAAAATGGGACAATACTTGGCTAGCAAAACGGACGATCACTTTGCTGTGAACCAGCTCGAGATGCAAAAGGTGAAAGAAGGACTTGCTTGTCAGGCTTCTACTCACCACGCTTCTAGTCAATTGGAAGCCCAGAAGATCAGCCAGTTCTTGGCATCCAAAGCCGACGGTCACTTCTCAATGAATCAACTTGAACTTCACAAAGTCAAGGAAAGTATTGCTGCCCAAGCGGCTCAACACTTTGCTTCCAACCAATTGGAGCAGCAGAAGATTCGCGAACATTTGTCGAATCAATTGGCGGATGCCAAATACGAACAACTCAAGAGTCAACAATTCTTGGCGGATAAATTATGCGAATGCTGTTGCTCGATCAAAGAGAAGGTTGGTACTGTTACTGAACACGCTAGCAATATTGATCGTGACCGACTACGGGACAATTTGTCAGTATCTCGTGACCAAGCCAATATGTTGAAATTGAACGAATACAATCAACTCTACTGGAATCAGGCCGGATGCGGTGGAGGTGGATATGGTGGCTGGGGTGGACGCGGATGGGGTAACCGCGGTTATGATGCCGGATATGGTAATGTTTACAATAATTTTGATGACCGCCGTGACGATCGTAGACGTGGAGACCGTGGTGACCGTGGTGACCGTGGAGATCATGGCGACCATGGTGACAATCACCATTGAGGATTCGACGGAACGCTAGCTTCTGATGATTGCGATCGTAATAGACCTATTATTATTATTGCTCCGACAGGCCCTGCAGGGCCACAAGGTATTCAAGGTCCTACAGGCCCCCAAGGTCCTCAGGGTATTAATGGCACTGGACAAACAGGCCCTCAAGGTAATGATAGTACGGGGCCAACAGGTCCACCGGGTCCCCAAGGTATTAATGGTACTGGACTAACAGGTCCTCAAGGCGTTACAGGTCCTACTGGTCCTCTAGGTACTGGACCTACTGGCCCCCAGAGCGATACAGGTCCTACTGGTAGCAGTGGATCACAAGGTATGCGCGGCCCACCTGGTAACAATGGCGATATGGGTCCAACTGGACCACAAGGACTGACAGGAACACAAGGACTGACAGGACCGGCAGGACCTACTGGACCCCAAGGTATTGAACACGAAGCGATTGTTACAGGAAACAGTAATATAGTTACTGTAAGTTAGAGTTCCGTAGAATTGTAATTACAAATGTTACAGTTGTAATTACAAATAATTTACACCTTTTACACTTTTACACTTTTTATATTTGTAATTACACCTTTTTACATTTCAAACGCCGATTTTCACGGCAAAAAAAATATAAAAAAGCATAAAATCAATAGTAGGAATTTCACCTACGATGGTCTTACTTTTTCCACTTCCTTTTTATCGGAAGTGGTGAAAGACGAAATATGAAAACATAATGGTCGTTCTTGTTTCTCAATCCAACTCTTAGTTAAATTCATTATGTTTATGGAGGAATTCGCATCTCGGGTTCTAAATACGGTTTGTTTGACTTGTGGTCGCACGCAATTAGAACACACTAAAAGACGGAACTGTTTCTCTCCATTTTTGTGTCTATAATATTCCAAATTATTATGACATTCACAGCATTTTTTGCTTGTATTACATTCGTTAATGGTAATTGTATCGTATTTTTTATGTATTTGTTTTCGTAATCCTTTGTTCATTGTCGGCATAAAATGTTTCATCTGGGTGCTTCTACTCCAGTTACCGTAACCAATGAGAATATTTTCTCCAAAAGTTTCCTTGATTTTATTCAGGAATGTATCCATACTTTTCTTACCATAACTATATTGACGAAATTTCATTCTTCTCCAAGTGTCACGCTGATAAAATTCCTTTGCTTTCTTATTTA